CAATAAAATGCTGACAAACGGATTTGATACTGCAAAAGTTCAAACTGCAATGGCAGGCCGACTGGGATGGTTACAACCAACTCAGTCGGGTTCGCCTGTCATTAATTCAACCAATTTGGGTTCAACCTCAGGCCGGTTTTATAATGATGGCAGTTTCCATTCAGCCTGCACCATTGACCGCTTAAAAAGTTCACAGGAAGACAGCGCAATTTCAGATTCAGACCTGAACGCACTTTTGACCACACTTGATAAGTCAGTAATGATGAGGGTAATAAATGCAGTATTCAACCGTCCACAGCTTGTTGAACACACGTTGGTTTATGAGAGGGTTTCAAATGTGAGAAACGTGGTGATTCCAAATGCCGGTAATTTCTGTGGATATCGGATAAAAGTAGGAAAGGGAGATTGGGCTATTCAGTTAAACAGCATTTCACTGTTTTTCGATGCAGTTGCCACATTTAACATTTACCTGTTCAATGATCTTACCCTGGCTCCTTTAAAAACGCAATCAGTTACCACTATTGCCAATTCGCAAATGGTAGTTGATCTCGGTTGGGTATTAAACTATATCTCAACAAATAAAGGAGGTCTTTTCTACATCGGATATTTTCAGGATGACTTAGGTTCTGCACACGCAGTTGATGAACAATTGAATATGTGGGCTGCTTCAAAAGTATTTGGAGCATACCCTTTCCAAAGCCCTAAAACAGCGGCTTTGAATTTCAATCGTATCAATCCATCAGTTGTATTCAGGACTTATGGCATGAACTTGGAAATCACTTCGTATCGTGATTATACACAGACAATCATTCAGAACCCCCACTTGTTTGACAATGCGCGCGGCCTTGCAATGGCTATCGGAGTGTTAGAAAGCATTAAGTATTCAACCCGTTCAAATGCGACTGAAAGACAGTCAAAAGGAGCCATCTCACCGGATGAATTGAACTACGATTTGAATTTGGCTTTTCCAAATGAGAATCTACCGTTTATCGCCGGCCTAAAAGCCCAATTGATGCAGGAGTTGAACCGGATATCAAAATCTTTCTTCCCAAAAGTCGAAGCATTATCGGTAGGGATAGGAGGTGATTATGACCGGGAGGCTTTTGCGTATGACACATTTGACATTAAAAATCTGCCACCTCGTGAGCGTTTTTACTAAGATAAACCCGGTAGGAGTCGATAAACCGATTCAATCTTTTCAGCAAGTGTTATATACAACTCTGAAAAAGACCTGGGGTATTGCAAACGATACAGCTTGGGATTGCTACGGGAGGGCATATAAGAACCAAACGGAAAGTGGAAACACTCCTGAGGTTTACAAGGGTAATAACGAGTACAAAGACGCCTATTTCGATGACGCGTTAACAGTTCTTTCTTTTTTCAGTGTGGGTGATACGGTGAAATATCAAAATGGGTCAGCGATTGCAAACGTTAGCCTCATAATTATGGTGAATGTTGGAAAAGTGAAACCCTCAAATAGTCAGCGACTTGATGAAGAGGTTCGTAATGATGTAGAGAAATTCTGCCGCTCTCCACGATACACTTTTGAAATGCAGTCGTTTGAAACAGGTATGGATACAGTTTTCAAAGAATATTCAGGATGGAAAAAAACAGAAGGAATAAAATTCAGGGATTTACACCCCTGGCATTGTTTCAAAGTAAATTTTAACGTGGTGTACAATATTGACAACAACTAATTAATCATTTTTAAAACTTATAACCGTGGGAAACATTTCAGGTATTTTAAACCAGGCAACCGCTGCGGGAAACTCCAAAGCTTCTGCCATTTATTTTGATGTTAAGAACATCACAGGGGCTATTCTGACCCCAAAAGGTTACCAAATCAGTAACGCCAATTTAGCTACCGTAGCCGCTTTATTAGCGGCACTGCAAGCTGATTGCAATAACGCTAATAAAGCCGCCCGTTTATTTCCGATTTATGGATTTGAGCAGATTAGCGATAACAGTGAAGATATTCAAGTTCAAACAACCTCTATCGGCAGCCGTAAACCAGTACGCGATGGATATAACGATTGGGGTTTTGAGTTTTTCACCGGTGGTCTGTCATTGCTTAATCAGTTGCGCAAATTCAACAAGCAATCCGATTCGCATGACTTCTTTTTCATTGATGCAAATAATCGCCTGATTGGTATGACTGCAACTGATAGCACTGGTAACACAATTATGCAGGCTATCCCATCGAACGGAGGATTTTTCTTCGCACATCCATTCAAAATGAATGATGGTGGCAAATTGGCTGGATACAAATTACAGTTTGTATTTCATCCTAAATACATCAATGACTTGGTGAATTACGTGGATTTAAACGCTGTTGATTTGGCTACAACCCTTTATGCTTTGGAAGATGTGAATTTGACCGGTATTGCGGATGGAACCTCAGGTACCTATGATATCGTACTACAAACACCAACTGGTATTTACTTGGCAACCAATTATGCCGCTGCTTTAACGCAGAATGGCGCATGGGTAGCAACAAATACGCAAACAGGGGTTGCTATCCCAATTACGGGTGTTACAGCCAAAGGAGATGGGCAAACATTCCTTGTCGTACTGAATAAAGTGGATGCTAACTATCCTACAGTAGGAGGGCAAAAAGTAACAATCACTTTAGCTGCTCCCGCAGCATTGGCAGCACTCACAACCCCTTTAACCGGGTTTGAGTCTACCGGCGGAGTAAGTATCGTTAAAAACTAAGTTTTTAGGGTGATGGATAGTTGAAATATGGGGGCGGGGGAAACCTCGCCCTTTTTAAAATAATCGTGATGGCAACTGTTGCAGATTTAATGGAAAGCATTCAATCAGTTGACCTTAAAGAGGTCATTGATCAGTCCATTGCTGAAACAGCACCAGAGTATATCCGGTTAAACACAGAAGAGCAATTATTCAAAGGGCAGGATACAGAAGGAAAACAATTGGTGCCTTTTTACAAAGTTCCTGCATACGCCCGAAAGAAAAATGCAATGAACCCGGCTCCCGGATTAGGAGTACCTGATTTGAAACTTACAGGATCATTTTATCAGAAAGAAAAGCTTACTGTTCAAGGTGATTCAATTCAACTGGAAAGTGACGTGGATCATGCACAATATTTAGAGAAAAACTACGGCCCTGAAATGATTTATGGCCTTAATGATCAGAACCAGGAAGAATACAATTTCGGAGCCTTTCAACAGGCATTTGCTGAAAAAATTACTGACCAAACTGGATTAGAACTGAAATGAGGTGGATTTCAAAAATATTACCCAAAAAGAAAAAGCCCTTTAACCCTAAAGAGCAAATCACCCATTCTATAAGCGAATTAACCCTCGATAAATTCACCATTTGTATTTGTGAGGGTAATCTATTGGTATTGGTGAAAGATTGGTTCAATGTGACCAAGGAAGAGGCCTATCACGACATTTTAGATGCTTGGGATAACATCTATTCAGAGTATGTGACTGCCATGAAGGATAAGGAACAGAAATACCTTCTCCGACTGACCAAGGAAATAAACCTGCTGCAGCTAAAAACTTCAACTATTACGGCAATTGTCAATGTGATGGAGGTTGAATACCAAATGTTCAATCGATATGACGATAAACTGGTTGACGAATTAAAAAAATACATGGTAATCACGGGAAAATTTGATATCCGGAATGCCCAGCAATTCACCCATGATCTCGCTACCGTGGTTGCCAACCTAAACAGAATGCTGACTGAATATGAGACTAAAAAAATTGAGTACGATAAGCTGGTACCCAAAAACAGTAAAACCAAAGTTGACAAACGCTATTTCGATGATATACTGACCCAGTTATCCAAACACATGAAAACCATAGTTGACCCTAAAAACACAACTGTTGGTTTTTTTGTCAGCATGATGAATGATATGAGGGCTGAGATAGCCAGGATAGAGGCAGAGATGAAAAAAGTTAAAAACCGTTAACCAATGGCAGGAAATGCAAGGAAAATAGATGAAGTAGTTGACCGGCAGGCCGTCGAGCAACAATTCCAGTTTCTTTCTGATGCCTTGACTAAAATCAAGGAACAGATAATGGCTATGCCGGCTATTGGGGCAAATTATAAAAATGCATCAGGCTCTGATTTGAAGCAGGCTACCGCCGATTTGGCAGAAACGCAGCATAAACTTGCAGAGGCTGTTAAACTTGTTGCTTCTGAAACTCAGAAAGCGTTGCAGATTCAAAAAGAATATAATGATCTAATATCCAAACTGAAAAAAAATACTGATGATCATTCAAATACTACTAAAGCTGCGACCACTCGGATGCAGGGAATGACCGAGAATGGTAAACTATTGGCAAAAGCATTGGCAGATGTTAAGAAACAATTGGAAGATGGAATCGCTGCTGGCAAATTAAATGAGCAACAGCAACAAAAACTTTCTCAACAAACAGAAGTTTTAACCTCACTCGTAAATCAACAACAAAAAGGATTTTCTTCACTTACTGCAGAAATCAGGTCAGGCGAAAGAGCATTGCAGTCAATGCGAGAGGCAGGGTTACAAAATAGTTCAGAATTCCGCGAAATGCAATTGTCAGTTGCAGAAGCACGTAGAGAATTCAACAATTTCGCAAAGGAACAAAAGATTCTTTCAGCCGAAGCCCCCACTATTCAAGCTTTAACAACGGTAGCCCGGGGATTAGGCGGTGCTTATGCGGCAGGTGCAGGAGCGGCAGCATTATTTGGAGATGAAAATGGCAAGGTTGAAAAAGAGTTACGCAAATTAGTTGCCGTTATGACCCTATTGAAAGGGTTGCAAGAATTCAATGAAGCTTGGCAACAAAAAAACGCTATTGCCACATCTGTTTCAGTATTATGGAATAAAGCACTTACTGCTGTTTATGGCGAAGAAGCAGTTGCAGCAGCTACTGCTGCAGAAGCTACAGGTGCCTTATATATCGCAATGACAGGGGGATTAATACTTGTGATTGGGGCATTGGCCGCAGGGGCTTATTATTTAGTTAAAGGGCTAAATGAATGGGCAAATGCCGATGAAATATTGAGAGAAAAAGAAACCAAATTAGCCGAGGCGAGTAAAGAAGTAAATGAAGCCAGAAATAAGGAAATTGAAATCGTTGAGAAATTAAATAAAAACAGAAGGCTTGCTTTAGAAAATGAATTAGCTGCTGCAGAAAAGTCGGGAGCCAGTGCAGATAAAATATTGGCGATTAAAACAGCTTTAAATGAATTTGATAAAAAAGCAGCCTCCGAAATGGTTGCTCGGACAGGGGTAACAGCTAAAAACTTAAAAAATTTAGAAACGCAATATTTCTCCGCTGCTTCTGCGGTTAGATACTACAGTGAACTTGTAAAAAATGACGAGTCTGATAAAAAGAACCATAAGTTTCTCGAAGACGATAAAGCGAATCTTGAATCTGCAAAAAAGAAATACGACAGTCTGAAAATTCTGTATGATCAAAATAGCAAGGCGTTTTATGAAAACCTTAAAGTTCAAACTGAGGGAGAAGAAATTGAGATAGAAAAACAGAAGCTTTCTGTTGAAGAAAGAAGAAGATATGATTTGCAGGTTGCTAAAACAAAGGCAGAAACTGCGATTCATGCTAATGAAGTGATTTTGGCTGATGAAAAGTCAACTCAAAAACAAAGAATTGCTGCATCCGAAGAAATATTAGCCGACCAAATACGCTTGATCCGCAAAGAAGCTGATATCAAGAAATTTGAACCCGGTAATACTCCTGGAAGCAGGGCATTAATTGAAAAAGAAACAATTGATATTATCGCCAAAACTAAAATTGAGGGACAAGAAAAAATACAAAAAATAAACCAAGAATATGCTAAACGAGATGCGGCAGCATATTTCGCAATTCGCAATTCGCAAATTGAAATGGCTAAATCAGCCGATGAAGCAATTTTAAATAATGATACTTCCACTTTTTCTGAAAGAATGAGAGCCAAAACCCGGCAAATTAGAGAAGAGGCTGAACTCGAGAAAATAAGATATGCGCAACAATTATCAAAAGCAGGATTAACTGATGCTGAAATAGAGGCTATTGAAGCACAGCATTCCGAAAAACTAACTTTAATTACCCAAAATGGGTTACGAGATATTCAAAAATTAAGAGAAGAAGCGAGAAAAAAAGAAGATGATGATAACAAAAAATATGACGAAGGATACTTAGCAAAAATTAATGGGGAAAATGCCCGTCAAATGGCTGAGTTAAACAGCCTTTATGCTAATGGGGCAATCTCTTTAGAAAAATACAATGATGAAAAATTAAAACTTGAAAATTCAGGTCAGGTTAAAGTAATCAATGCTGAAATAGCTGCTTTACAGCGCCAACTTAGTGTTACAACAGATTTAACTGAAAAAGATATTATTCGGGCAAAACTTAAAGGTAAGGATGCAGACTTATCAAAGTTAGCAGTAAAAACAACTGAGCAGGAAACAACTGCCAAAGAGAAGAAAGCAGCAAAAGCAATTTCCTACGAACAAGATGCAGCCAATGCCATAACCGCTATTGTGGATGGACAACATGAAATGGAGTTGAATAGGATTCAGAAAGAAATTGATGCAAATACAGTTCAGAAAAATATTGAAATAGAAAATGTTAATCAGTCTACTTTATCAGCCCAAGAAAAAGCAGCGAGAATAGCAATTATTAATGCCAATGCCCAGGCTAACGAGGAGCGTCTCAATAAGAAAAAAAAGGATGAACAAATTAAGCAAGCGCAATTCGACAAAGAAATGCAATTGTTCACTTTGGGGGTCAAATTAGTGCTTGATACTGTTGCTGCCGTTTCAAACCCCAAAAAATGGCTTGATGTAGCTGCTGACGCATCGGGTATTGTCGCAATTGCAGCTAAACCTATTCCCAAATATCAATTTGGAACTGATAGTCACCCAGGTGGCCCGGCAATCGTTGGGGAGGTTGGAAAAGAACAAATCAACCTGCCTGATGGTCGGTCTTTTCTGTCACCTGATGGCCCAACACTGTTAAACCTGCCTAAGAACGCCCAGGTAATACCCCACGATGAAACAAACCGATTAATGCTTAATGATATGATGCAGCGGCAGGCAGCCTCCCTGATGGGCAGTCCTGATGTGGTTAATGAACTCAGAACCATGAGAGAAATGCAGGTTTGGCAAACAGGGAAATTGATCAAAGCATTAGGACAAAAACAGCCAGTAAGAGTGACTGTAATTAACAATGGGGAATTAAATAATTATATCAAACAGCAAGTGTACGAATAATGCTAACTAAGGAAACCTTTTTATTCTTTCTGCAAAATAGCCAGGGGCAGTCCTATTACCGTAAAACAAACGGGGTAATAGATTTTGTCAATGCCCCTACTTGGCTTAAAGAAGCTCCTGATGGGTGGTTTCAGCAAGAATTAGCATTTGGTCGGAATAACCGGTATTGGGGCTTGAATAGAAGCTACACCCAATCATTCACCTTCTATAATGACTCAGCCGATATCCTTCGGTACCTGTTCTATAAGAAAAGTGGAATTGAAGAGCCGGTTTATCTGGTAGTTCTCAAATTTGATGATACAACAGATATCTACCAACCATATTACAAAGGGGAAGTGGATCTGTCGCATATCCAAGATGATGTAGTTGCCGGGGTAAAGGTCAATATCATTGAAGGAGGCCTGCAAAAGCTAATCAAGGCTTATGAAAACACTGTATTTGAGATACCGTGTGATGGTTCGATAGCCGAAAACGTTGAGGTATTAATTAATGGCATTCTTTACCAAGCAGTTTTCAATTTCTCTGTACTTCCTGTTACAAGCCGGGATGATAGTTTCTATGTGCCATTAGTATTCAATTCAAAGCAGGGCAATGATGTTGGGGTGGTAGCAAATGGGCAAAGGTATTTAGGCTTTGTAAAGGAAAACCTGTTTCATACAGATGATAATTTAGGAGTATATAAATCCACAAATAACGCTTTCTCTTCGGTAAAGGCCATCACTGGAATGGAGATTCGGGGTAGCATAACCCTTACCGGTACCGCAACTAACGGGCATTTATTTATAGCAACCTCGCTGGGTAATTCGCATGATCTTATTCCCATTACTGCCTCTTTGGGATCAGGTACATATACGTTTGATATTACTTTCAACTTAGCGGCAGGCGAGAATATGTTCTTATGCTATGCCTCTGATGGAGGTACAATATCACTATCCAATACCATTATCAACCTAAAATTCAATTCTCAATTTGACGATACTACAACTTGGGGACTTCGTCCTTATGATCTGTTGAATCTGATTATTAAAAAAATAGCTAATGCAGCAAGTTTGCCATATTATCCACTGAATTATGAGGTAAAGAGCGATTTACTCAATCAGTATAAAAATTTAGTGGTCACCTGCGGGATGGCATTGCGACAAGAAGCCGGGGCAGTCATAAAAACATCTTTATCGGACTTCTTTACCTCATTTGATGCTATTTTATCGGCATCCATGGGGGTGGAGTCAGTTTTAACAGGATTAGGCGAAAGATTATTTTTTGAGTCGCTAAAGTCAGTGTTAGACACTTCCAGCGTAACCATGGCCTTAGGAGAAGTGGCAGAACTGAAAATATCTCCTGCCTTAGATATGTTTTTTGATGTTGCCAAATTCGGTTATCCAGAGCAAAAGTATGATCAGCAGCAAGGCAACCAGGAATATAATACAACTTCCCAGTACCGTACATCTGTTAAACGGGTTCAAAAAGAGTTTAAAAAAGTATCAATTTATCGTGGTGACAGTAACGGAATAGAATATACCCGTTTTTTGATTGGTGGAACGAATTCATCCAACAATAAGTCAGATAACGATGTATTTATTATCAATACTGATTTTACCTCTACAACCAATTCATCGGTACTTATTGGCATTTCTATCAATCAAACCCTGAAAGGGAATGGCAGTGTAATACCGCTTATTCAGTATTCCACAAAGACAGGATCAAGTTTTGCCGGTAATCTTTCTTTTGGTACGTTTTATTCCCCTGGGGACATCATACAGTATGTAAACTCAACCCCTGCAAATGTTTGCTTAGATGTAAGTATTAAAGGGGTTTATAATGGTCAAAATTTCCATAATGGCGGTTTTTTTGGAACTATTACCCAATACTCCTCAATTAAATGCTATTTACAGTTCATAAAAAATAATGCAGTCGTTTATCAGGAAACTCAAACACTAAATGACGGAAAGCAGTTCAACTTTCATTACAGCATAAATTCTTTGAACCTTGCTTTTGGAGATTCATTCTACGTTAAAATAGTACCGGTTGATACGACACTCCCTTATGTTTTAGAATTATTTGAAGTTTATATTAATTCTGCAAAATGGACTATTTCGGAAACTGCCGGCCCTGCGGTATATACTCTGAAAAAGCAACTATACAACAGTTTTGCAGGAGTTGATAATGTGCAGGTAGGTACTAAGTCTTATGCCTATAACATAGAAGATATGACTCCCGCCCGAATATTTGCCAAATGGGCGGATTATGTAAAATCAGTTTTGGCAAGTATGCCGGGGGAAACGCTTTCTTTCCAAACAAGTGATAAAAATAAAAATTTAGTCACTTCGATTGATGGGGTAAACTTCATTACCGAAAAAGCAGATATCCCCTTAGGAACAATTACAGATGATTATTTATTCTATCCCTATTATTTCACCTTTAAAACACTGGTTCCGGTAAATTTCTCTGATTTATTAAGCGGGGCCGCAAATGGGCATATCTCATTCACTTTTAATGGTGTAACCTTTTATGGCTTTCCAATGCAGGTTAAGCAGAAACCTGCTCTGAATGAAGCACAGGAATGGAAAGTGCTATGCTCCCCACTGACAAATATTGACGATTTAATTGACCTGGAATACACCGGGATTGATAATATACAGCTTATGAATTACGGAACCGCAATCAGCAAATTATGCCCTATAAAATTTGTACCAATGGGCTATACTCAGCCATCTCAGTACAATTTTATTCATATCGACCAAGATTGGTTTATAAATAGGGTAGCGTTTTGGCCATTCAAGGATAATTACTTCCAAAAATGGCAAAAAAATGATGTAATCAATATTCAATGCATAACTAACGGGCTTGCTCCGGTTGTCGTACAAGTGTACAATGATTCCGGGAACGTCTTCGATACGTTCAATTTAAGTTCAACAACTGATGCAGCTGTGAGCAGCCCGTTAACATTATGGCAGGGAGCCTATTCTTTAGCTGCAGTACCTGAGGGGTATTACTACCTCGTTTTGACTGCAGGTACCGGTGGAACTACCACAGCCTTTATCAGTGAAGGTATATGGGTAAAAACAACTCATGCGAATACACTACTGTTTGAGTACACAAGTGACCGAAACAGACAGGCAACCATTTTTACAAGTGGATACACTCCATCATTCAGGGTGGAAGGGTGGATTGAGAACTTCGACTCAGAAAGCAAATTCACCACCTTTGAAGATCAACCGGCAAACATTGTACTAATCAATGGCATTCCTTATGACCTTTTTGACTTGAATATAGCCGATGGGGTTGGGATTCCTGACTATATCCGCCGGCTGTTAGAGAGAATTATGCTGCTTTCAAATGTTAAGATAGATGGGCAGTATTTTACTCGTAATGGCGATGCAAAATTTGAAAAAACTGATATACCAGGATGGCCAAATAAATCATGGAAGCTTCGCATTCGTGACAAATTCAACAGCGATACAATCACCCTGACAACTACAGGAGATTTGAACTCCAACTTAACAGTTGAGTACACAATTAATACCAAGAATTTCGGTGATGGGGCTGGAACTGACAATATTGTACAAGTACAAACCATAAATAACTAAAAATGAATATTTTTCTAAGCCTTTCAGCCGCTCCGGGTATTACCAGTAACAAATTGGTAGTGGCTGTTTATGACAGTTCAGCCCCATCAACAGTGGTTGCCTCTCAGGTTTTCAATGCTCCGCATTCATCACCGGTCAATGTATCTTTTACCGGTCTGAGTCCCATCATTTACATTGTTAAGACATGGGAAAGCACAGACGGGTCTGCCAGTGGTGTTTTGAGGCATTCGTTTATTGCTACCCCAGAGAATGATAATGCCGTTTCGAGGGCTGATTTGATGATTACGGCTGATACCACATCGGGATTTGCCTCAAATCAAAACCAATACATTGATACATCTTTGGCAGGTTGGAACTATACTGTAACTCAAAGGGGTGTAGGTGATCTAGTTCCCGGCGTTGACATTCAGAAGTTTTTAAGTGGTGGATGGCAATTTATTAATGGGTATGTAATTCAGCCAGGGGAAGTATTTACCTTAAGATTTCAGCCCACCATTACAGTTCAGTCAGGGTTAACATCTCAAAGTGCAGGACAATTATTCTCCGATGAAGTAACTGTAACGGCTGATATTACTATGGATGCCACTTATTTGGGGAAAGTTATCAAAGGAGCTGCTACATCGGCAATTGCACTGAATTTGACGCTTCCAACTTCTGCTAGTTCTGCTAATATGAAGATGATACGAATAATGTCTGAGGGGGGTGCACATACCATGATCAATATTAAAACCCAAGGTTCAGATGTGCTTACCTGTTTGGGTGCAAGCCTATCTGTTATATCGATTGCTCAAGATGAATCAGTTGATTTGTATAACTATAACGGTAATTGGCGAGTAAATCCAAACGGGGACTTTTTAAAAATGGTAGGAGAATTGGTTTATTCTTTCTCAAAATTAATACCAAATACCCTTGTTTGTAATGGTCAAACATTACTGAGAGCGCAATATCCACGTCTTTGGAATTGGATTCAAAACAATTTGGATTCAAGCCTGCTAATTTCTGATGCTAACTGGAATTTACAGGATACCACAACAAGCAGCCCGACATACGGCCTTTATCCAGGTAAAGTAAAATTCTCAAGTGGCGATGGTACTACTACGTTCAGACTACCTGTTCTAGGTGCATCAACAGCTTTTGGGGCAAAAAATGATTCGCTTGCTGCAATTACTATTGGTGGCTTTTTGAGGGGAGTTGATGATACTCAAAGATTACCGGGAACCGTTCAAGTTGATGGGGTCGGTAATTTTAGTGCAGATATAACCGGTAAAATATTTCAATTTCACTATAGCGGCCTTTCAGGAGAAGGATTCACTGGATTGGGAACATCTCCAGGAGGAATTACTCCAATTGGTAATAACACAGTTGCTAATGTGCTGTTTGGGGGTAAAAACCCTGTTACAAACGTTAAGAATTACGAAACTCGCCCTTTTAATATCGGGGCTTATCTTTTAATCCGTTACTAAATAAAACATTTACAAAATGAATAAATTATATATTTTTGATATAATGAGAAGATGCCTCGCAATACTGACCCTCATGGTGTTTGTTTTTACAGCAAATGCGCAGATGCCTCCGCCAAATGCTTCTTATGGAATAGAGGTTAGAAGGCTGATAGCTGACAGTACATTAATGATTCCAACTATTTGCGGGACTCCATCATCATATAGTAATCTTAAAATAGCTTCTCAGTATATAAAAAAATCTGCAGTTCTTTTTGATAGTTGCGGGCATAATTTTTATGTATGGGATGGGAGCACTTCAACTTGGATCTCTTTTCTAAATAACACTTCTGGAAAATTATTGGCTGATACTTTTTTCACAACTGGTTATACTACAAGAGCAAGACTGAAAAAAAGCATTGATTCATTGGCTGCGTTAGTTCCATCAACACCAACACTTGCGCAAGTAACGGCGGCAGGAAACACAACACCAAACAGTATTACAACTACCAGCCTTGTAACTGCTCAAAATATGTCAGCTATTGGCAATATTACGGGGGGGGCTATTTCGGCAACAACTGGAACGTTTGCAAACTTCTTATCGGTCGGCGGAGCTGGTGCGCTTATTAACGGAAATTTTGAAACCAACGGTGCAGTACGATTTAACGGGCTATTTCTTTCTACGACGGCACTTACCGGATCTGTTTTGGCTTTTTCTTCCACATCGGACTATGTTAGTTATGTTCCCATTCCGGCATCAGGTATAGGTTCAATGACGGGGATGACTTATATAACTGCTAACGGGATTACAGCATCTTTTACCGGAAGCGGAAGTGCCGTACCAACCACTACATTAACAATGCCAAACCCAACATTCAGCACTACAACCGTTCAGGGTGCGGTATCAATAGCTGGAACAACAACGCTTTCTGCAAATCTTTCCTTTTCAGGAACAAACTTAGGAATGTCTGGATTTAATTTTTTACTGACAACGGTTAACGGTAATAATACAGCAGGTAGTTCAGCTTATCATTCATGGTTTGATGCAACATCGGCTAACGGTATGTTATTGCAGTTAAACGCAAATAACGATTTAGCATTTTTTGGTAGAACATCATCAGTAAACCAAACATCAAATATAACAACAATAGGTAGGACGGGATTAATAACAACAGCTACAGGTATAACTTTCGGCACAACAAGCACACTTAACTATTATGAAGAAGGAACGGTTACTGTAACAGCTACTTGTGGTACTTCGGGAACTGTAACATTAGGTGCAAATACCTTGCGATTTACACGAACAGGAAACGTTGTTTACTTTACAGGATTAATTAACGTATCATCAGTAAGTTCACCTGTTGGCACATTCACATTATCCGGTCTTCCATATACAGCAGGTAATAGTTTTGCAAACTATGCGGGGGTAGCCGTCCATGCTTTAGGCCTTGCGGCAACGGCAACGACTTCAATAGAAGCATTTATTTTGGGCAACACCAAAAACATTCAAATAGATAAGTTTTCGGCGGGAGCGAGTGCAGCACTGGCAGGAGATGTTACAAACGGTACCGCTTTCAGAATTTCAGGTCATTATATGATAAATTAAAAAAAAATATTAAAATATAAAACAACAACTTATGAAAAAAACACTTATCAGAATTTCAGGTCATTATATGATAAATTAAAAATAAAACTTATCAACTTATGAAAAAAACACTTATCACAATTTCAATTGCCTTAAACGTACTTCTTCTTTGCGCTTTTGTAGATGCAGAATTACACTTTCATTTTACTCCACAGGAGGCTCAAACGGTAGTAAAAGGATTGGGAAAACTTCCCTATGAGGAAGCAGCACCAATTATTCAAAAAATGGTTGCTCAAGCAAATGATTTGACACTGCAAAAAATTAAAAAATAATGAACCTAACAGCAAGCAACTTGGGCGCTATCGCAGCAGTTGGAGCAGTATTAATTACCATATTCAGTGGTTATGTTATGGTACACATCCGCTTAAAAGCCCTTGAAATTGAAGTAAAGCAGCTTCAAAAAAATCAAGATGCTACTGACGAAAAGTTTGAAAAGATAATGGACAAACTTTCGTTGGTGCATCAAAATTTCAATGACTTATTACTTGAATTTGCAAACCTTAAAAAATAAAATAATGAGAAACTTTTTAGCCGAAGCAATTGCACGCTTCAAGGCCCCTACACCAGCATTTTTCAAAAAATTAATTGTATTTGGAAGCTCACTGACAGGACTTTCCTTATCGCTGATTGCGATTCCTGGTCTTCCTGCAGCAATTGTTTCCTTAACAGGATATTTGGCAACTGCAGGCGCAGCCATCATTGCTGTGGCAAAATTTGCCGTACAAAACACAGATCCAAACCAAACACCACAACAATGACAACAATCAACCAACAACAACCGAAAAGAAGCGTACTAATCTATTTATACATTGGTATGGTTTTGGCGTTTATCGCGCTATTCTTAGCATCCTGCGGAAGCTCAAAGAACACCACTGAAAGCAATACTCACGACAACGGTACCGTAAAAAGTGATTCTTCCAAACAGGTGAAGAAGGATGAATCGGATAGCACCGCATCTGAAAACAATAACGGCACCTTTAAAAAGTGGAGTTTTTTCGGGTGCCCACCAGTCACCCCGGCAATTAGTAATTCCGATAGCGGAAAGACTGCAGTTAAAATACCATGCCCGGCAAATCAGCCGGTGGCCACGTATGAAGAAAGAACCTTTAATAAGGATAAGAAAACGGCCACGTCCAAAAAGACTTATGAAGCATTCAACACTTACCAGCATTATAATGTGTACGATCATTTCAATGTAACCAAAACAACTGAAAAGCATACTTCATTCAGCTTTTGGCCATACATAATTGTCGCAGTTATTTCTTTCATCTTAGGCATACTGGCCTGTATTTATGGTGGAAAGCTATTTGCACCGGCGAAGATTATTGGTGAAGCAGAAGCCGCTTGGAACGCAGCAAAATTTAAAGCACTCGGTAAAAAGTAATTATGGCAAATTTTGAAGATGCTTTTAAGGTTGTGGCAAGAAACGAAGGGTTATATGACAACGACCCTGATGATCCAGGAGGTGAAACCTGTTGGGGGTTAATCAGGCGTGACGAATCCGATTGGGAGGGCTGGTCAATAATTGATGATATTAAAAAAACTGCCCATAATCCTAATAATGCTAATGAGGTAAGGGGGTTGCTTTCTCCTCTTAAAGAGAAGCTTAAAGCTTTAGCAGCACCCTATTTTAAGAAAAAGTATTGGGATAAAATAGCGGGTGACCAAATTTTAAGCCAGGCACTTGCAGTAAAATTTGTGGATACTTCCTATGTGAATGGTGTAGAAACCGCAATTATGATGCAGGAGGAAAATGTAGGGCTGCCAAAAACAGGAAAAGTAAGCCCTGAATTGTTGAACCGTTTAAATGCGACTTTATGAAATTATTTTTAGGAATAATAGCATTCGCTTTATTTTCCTGCACAAATACAGAAAACAAAACTGGCTATATTAAAGAGCAAAATACACCTGTAAGGGTTGATACTGTAATTGTTCATGATTGTACAGAATTGAAGGCAAAATATGATAGCTTAATGCGTAGGAATGCCTATTTGCAAAATGCCGGAGATAGTTTACTTCGACTCACAATCACTTATGGGTTTGTCGGAAAATCAATTCAACGATATTTAAGATTAACCGGCAAAAGGCCTTCTCTTCAAAAATATGAGGGAGGATGGATTGCCCGGGCATTGAGAATTGAAGAAAAATAAAGACAATTATTATGAGGTTGAATGAATTAATCCCAATGTATGTTGATTTGATGCCAGCGGAACTGGATGAGGGTATTTTATATATCTGTAAGGAGTATAAAACTGCCATTCATTTATGTGCATGCGGATGCAAGGAAAAAGTAGTCACTCCCTTTAATCGGCCAATTGAATGGACCCTGGTGGATAATGATGGGCTGGTTTCTCTTTCGCCATCCATCGGAAACTGGTCTAATGAAAAGCCAAAATACCATGCGCACTATTTTATCACCAACAACAAAATAATCTGGACATGAGAAACCTTTTATTCATTTTATTGCTCGGCCCCTGCCTTTTGGCAGGGGCACAACACACAATTGAAGTGAAGCATACCTTTTACACCATGCAATATGACACGGTGCAATGCGCGGAGCTTTTGGGGTATTATGTGCAAACCCTTGATCACTACAATCAAAGCCTGAAAACAAAGATTGACAGAGCTACGGTAGCCAAATTCAAACCGGATCCCTTGATTGATTCAAAGTATCAACCGGCTAATGACAAAGAGTACACTTCTTGGAATAAAGCGCATCCCGATAAAAAGCGTGATCGGGGCCATGTAAATCCTTATTCAGCTTTTGATTTTGATTTGGTGGCGGCCAAAGAATCCATGTATTTCACAAATACTTGTCCCCAAGTAAGCTTTTTCAATGAGCACCAATGGGAGCAGGTAGAAATGTATGTCCTGAAAACAATCTGCCCATCGTATGGTGATGTAAAAGTTTGGACAGGCGTTCTGATAAGTGACAAAAAGATGAATGATGTACCTGAGCCGGATTATTACTGGAAGGTAATCCAGTACACTAAAGATGGTCAGCTGGTGGAAGAAGCTTGGCTGGGGCATAATGATGAAACGAATAAAAGCACTAAGCCCGCTGACATAGTATGCAAAGTTTCTGATTTGAAAGCTTACATACTATCGTATTATCCAAAATTGGAAATTCTTTTTTAACAATATAAATCCGGGAAACAGCGGATCTGAATATCATAATATGTCAGTAAAAGCAAAATTTAAATGTGAATCTGTGGTAGATTATGGTACTACTGCAGATCCAGGTAAAACAGTTAACCTAAGAGCTGTTGTAGGGTATAAAGCTGATGGCTCAAGGATTGATGAAAATGAATCATGGTCTAAATGGACTCCATCTGGTAATGTTCAAATCAGCATTACTAATCCGGATGCATTCAATCAGTTTGAGCAAGGGAAAGACTATTACATCATTTTTGAAAAAGCTGAATAACCTCTTTTTTCTCATATAGCAGTTAGTTTTGGTTGCGGCCCGGGTTTCTACTCGGGCCAATTTTTTGTTAACCCAAAATCCTTAAATTGCGCCCCGAATCCCGGTGATAAACAAACCAAAAACACAGCTTTGTTTTAGGTAATAATCCAAAAACGATATAATAAGTTGAAAAACAGCATATTATATAATTTTTGGTAGTCCGCTCGGAAACAAACCAAAAGCAAAGATTTGTTTTAGGCAAAATATCAAAAACTATATAATAAGTTGAAAAACAGCCTATTATATAATTTTTGGTAGTCCGCTCGGGACCTCCCAACACAATTCGATGAAAGCCCCTATTTACGGGGCTTTTGTCATTTTATCCAGTAATAGCAAAGGGTTTGATTGAATAACCTATGTAACAATAATGTAAGTTCGTGGGGTAATATGTATAAAATAGGGTAATTTTAATGTAGAAATGTTTTAGGAAATGAAGCTATCTCTACATTTAATTCTTTGGTCATCCGACCCAAACCCAAAGGGGCAATATCCGATTTATGTTCGAATAACAATAGATCGAAAGCCTGTTTACCTATCTACCGGGGAATTTGTATTTGAAAAACAGTGGGATAGTAAGAACGAACAGGTAAAAAACCACCCGCTTGAAGTGGATATTAATGCCAGGAATAATAAGTTGATAGCCGATATCAGCCGAAAGTTTACGGAATTAACTATGGCCGGGAAAGAAATTACCGGTAAGAAGTTAAAATCTATGTTTCAAGGAGGCAAAAGCCTTAATAACCTATTTGCTTTTAAAGATGCATTCATAAAGGAGGTCGAACATAAACGAGAGCCGGCCACTCTTGAAAACTACAGAAAGCATTTATTGAAGCTTGAACAATACCATGGCTCACAAGAACTTACTTTTGAGCAAATAACGCCTGAATGGCTGGCCAATTATGAAAGCTATTTGCGAAAAGAAGAATTAGGGAATAATTATGTTCATGCACTTTTTAAAACCCTGAAACTTATATTTAATGCAGCCATCAAAAAAGGACTAATCACCGAATACCCATTTGACAAATACGAAAACCCTATTTACAAGCCCCCTATAAAAGACTATTTGACTAATGAAGAAATTGGCAAATGGGAAGAAATCGCCGATAATGAGACTGACCCTGTATTGCTGCAAACAGCCATTTATTTCTTACTGGGGGTTTCAACGGGGTTAAGAATATCCGATTGGTTTAGGTTTTCACCAAAAGAACATATCAGGGATAACCAAGTACTTTTGAGGGCTAAGAAAAATGGGGAATGGGTTACCATGCCGGTAAATGCACTTTTAAGGCGAAATATCAAGCGAATGGCCAAAGTGACACTAAGTATTGAAGAGCCAACAATTAACGAGAAATTGAAGAAAATAGCCATAAAGGCAGGCATAACCAAACATATCACCTCTCATACCGGCAGACATACCTTTGCCATCACTCTTTGTGCTGATAGGGGAGTTAGTTGTGAAACCTGCTCTGAATTAATGGGAATAACAGTTAAAACCTGCGTTGACAATTATTATAGGGTCAGTAACCGAAAAATAAATAAGGAAACCTTAAAAGCTTGGAAAGGGCTGTAATTTATCTTTTAACCAAGTGTTTCTTCAAATCTTTGAGGTCTAATTCCATTTCATTTACTCTTTCGATAGGGGTTTTGCTTTTTACCAATCGCCTTGGGGGAACACCCAATAAAAGCCAGTTAAATGAGTATTTATGCACCTGATTAAGTAATACAATATGTTCTAGGGTAGGGTATCTCCTTCCACTTTTTAATTGTGTATGTACCTGAGGCACGTCATTAATTGACTCCATTACTTCTTTGTAAGATAAATCTTTTGACTTTTTCAGCTCTTCCAGCGCATCCAAGACACGCAATCTGATTTGATCGGTTTTTGTCATACAATTTCATATTTCATTTCTGCAATAAGTTGCCGCATTTCATCCTCCAGCTGGTTGGAGAACCCTTCGAATCGAATATTTGTTTCAGGTACCTGATCTATAAAAATGGATCCATTTTCAGCATTTATTCGATTTTCCAATGACCTTAGGCACCACATCACTTGGAACTTAAAGCACTTATGCAGTAAGTTTTGAAGCATTGTCAAATCCTCGTTATCCCGGTCAGGTACCTCGTAATAGATTTTCATTAAAAAGTCCATTTTATTTGAAAGGTTCCGTTACTAAGAATCCAATCAGTGTTTATAATATTATTTTTATTATCGTAGCCCTTTCTTTTGAATTCACCAATAAAGGTTCCAGTAACAAACCAAATACCATTAACTTTTCTTGGCAATGTTATCGCCACATTTAATACATCAGTTGGGGGGTTATTTGATATTGTTGTAACGATTCCTGTTTCCGGGAAATATCCGTTCCAAACAATTGTAGTATTTGGGTAAACGATTGGGGTAGTGGCTTTACCTGCAATAAATTGATTGTATAAAGTTTGAGCTAATAAAGTGTCCAATCTCATTTTAAACCCTAAGAAATTAGGTTGTGTACCTATGTTCATTTGTCCTATTGATAAATATGCACTGTCTTTAGTTACTTGTTGAAGTGATATGTTTAAAGAGTCATTGATATTCAAAATTGAAATGTGATTAGAAACAGAATCAAATTTATTTGGATTTATTGCCATAAGTGAATAAGTACCGTATTGCTTTGGATAAACTATAGGTGTAGGGGACGGAGTAACACTTTCAGCCTCTTTTTTACAAGCAAAAAACGAGCATATTAATATCACTAATAAAATGTTTTTCATGTATATTTTTTAAATCCTACGTTCTACAATTTTTTTAACGTAAAATAGTCTAAGTACATCTTGTACACTGATAGGGAAATCGCCGAAAGTTGGATTCCAAGAATGGCATATAAATTTACCCTCATCAACATTGTGCTTTATTATTTGCTTTACAACAATCCCTTCGGTTTTTGTCATTAAGACAAACACTGCATTCCTATAATGAACCTTTGACCTTTGCCACAAATCAGAAGCTAATTCTTTTATAAGTAGTTTATCCCCAGCGCAAATGGCTCTTTTGCTGTCATCATCCATACTGTCGCCTGAAACCTCAATTACAAGGTAATTCCCCTTTTCAAATTCTCTTGGGACTAAAATTGTATCGAGTTCTTGATCCGCATCCGAGTCTCTATCGGTATATGCGGATAAATATCCAGCTTGAGCGTAAGCAGGTAGATATTTAGCTTCCATAAAATCATCAAAAGGGACTTGTTTGGCTTCACTTAAATTACCGTTGTGGATATTTTCATTGGGTTTTTTGTCCAAGCCATTAAGAAGCCAATTGAGATCAATATTATATTTTTCTGATATTTTAATTGCCTGTGAAGTTGGCAAACCCAAATCACCATTAATAACCTTATTAAGCTGGCTATTATCCATTCCTATAGATATAGCGAATTGCCTGATTGACCCAATTCCCAATCTTTCAATTATCTCAATAATCCTTTTTCCTTGGTCAATATTTCTTTGTCTTTTATCCATGTGGATAAATATGTGGATAATTTATTTGAAAAATATGGACATTTATTTGGTTAATATGTCCACATGATATTATATTTGTCCTATCAAAGTTAATAATAAAAATGAATAATAAAATGGAATTATCAAAAAAAGCCTTAACAGCCATTGATAATAAGAATACACGATTAAGACTGGCTATTGCCATGAACGTGACAGAACAATCGATAATCCGTTGGATTGCAGGGAATAACGACAATTTGACCAAGCAGGCAGCCATCAAAGTAATACTTGAAGAAACCGGCTTATCTGAGTCCGAAATCTTTGAAACAGCCAAGGCTTAATAATGAGTGAGATAGCCGAAATAAAAAAAGAACTCCGTGAGGTTAAGTCAATGCTTCGACAGGCATTACCTGCCCTTAAAAAGGAAACGTGGGTTGGAGTTGCAGTTATTCAGCAAGTAACCGGGTGGGCTGGGAGTGAAAAAATGAGATGGGCTAGAGATAACAACCTGGTACAATACGATAAGAAAAAAGGCTATTTACTTGAAAGCATTCCTGAAATGTTTCTAATTAAACCCAATACCCATGCAGCATTTAACTGAATCTCTAGAAAGAGTAATGGCCCATAACACCATAAGATATAATGGTTGTTTAATCTATTTCACCAAAGGAGAATATGTGTGGAACCGGAAAGGATATAAAACAATCGAAGAAGCAAAGGGCGCTATTGATCAATCTCTAATCGCTATTAAAAATTCAATTACAACATATGAAAAAATTTGAAGTAAGCGCCAACATGGCTGCATTTATCTTATCACGCCAATATAAGCGCCCATTGAAAAACGCTTTTTACCTGCCAATCGCTTGGAAAAATTACTGCCGCTATGTGGCCAAAAACAACTGATCATGAAAAGACTATTATTCATAACCCTATTTACCATCATTACCATTTTCTGTAAAGCCCAGTGTATTGGTGGTAAGTGTACCCGGGAGGCCGGAGAAGAGCCAAGGACTACAATTGCCTTCGTTGGTGATTTCTCTCTGAGATATTATGGCTTTACTCGGTATTCAGGTATATCCACTCATTTAGGTATATGGGGAGGTAATGACAATCAGTTTGGCGCAATTGGCGTATTCGGTGGATATGTTCGCTATAAGCTTAATGATTCAGCCCTGATCAAAGATGCTGCAGTGCTGACAATAGCACTCAAATACCACCTCTTTAATGATCATGTTTGGTTTTCTCCCTTTTTCGCTTTCGGCACAGGTAATTATCAGGATTACGGTATTCGCATTACACACATCATCAATAAGGATAGAACATCAATTGGGTTTATGGCATCCCGTACGATGCATTACGGCATAACAACAATGTGGTCAATTTTTAAATAATCAAGCTATGATAGCGATATACATACTACTTGTGGTTTTCGGTTTCTGTGTTTACATGGCATATAAAAGAGCGCCATTAACTGATGACGAAGACTTTTAAGATTTTTTCATATGGCAAGCAATCCCCCGCTGGGGTCTTTACTCCGGCGGTTTTTAAAACCATTGAAAATGAAAATATCAAAGACAGCATTGAAGCAGGCAATTGAAATTCTAAATGCCCGTTCAAAAATTCAAAAGAAAAATTGGCTTTTAAAACTTATCCACCAACCTAAAACCAACTCAAATGAGTACCAATTACAAAGCAATAAAAACTTTTTCCGCCGCTTGTAAAGCATTAAAATTAAATGCTTCTGAATTGATTTCTAAATGGGAAGCAAACGGATTTCCGAAGCATATAATTGCTGAGTTAATGCTTGAAATTTTTATCGAAGCTATTAATGGTGATTGGAAACCCGATTTTGCTAATACCAATCAGAAAAAATGGTTTCCCGTTTTTTATTATGACTTAA